TGAAGGAGTTCGAGGGGGACATGCTGCTGTCGATCATCGGCGGCAACAGCGGCAGCGCCGCTCAGGGAATGCCGGCGCAGAACCTGTGGGTCGATGAAGCGTCAAGCCTGCCGCTGGAGATTGACGACAAGGGCGACCCGATTGAAAACGCTGAGGCGAGGCAGACCAATTTCCCGGACCGCAAGACGCTGATCACCTCCACCCCAGGCACACGGGGGGCATGTCGTATTACGTGGGAGTTTGAGACCAGGAGCGATCAGCGCCGGTATGCGGCCTTCATGCCCTGCTGCGGATCGCGTGAGGTGCTCCGCTGGCGAGAGCACATGGTCTGGGACCGGCCGGATGGGGAGGTGTGGTGCCGATGTCCGGCTTGCAGTGAGCGGCTGGCCCAGCACCACAAAGTCGCCATGCTGGCTGGTGGCCGGTGGGGGGCCACTGCGAAGGGAGACGGGGAGACGGCTGGGTTCCACCTCCCCGGCTGGTATGCCCCTTATGGCTGGCTGAGCTGGGAGAAGATCCGCGACGAGTTTCTGCGGGCCAAAGACGACACAATGCTGCTCAAGGGCTGGGTCAACAAGAGAGCCGCCGAAGCCTGGGAAGACCAGGCCATCGCCAAGGTGAGCGCCGATGGACTGATGGAGAGAGCGGCGTTGAATCCGTACCCGACAGGGTTCTGCCCTGATGGGGTGCTGCTGCTGCTGGCGGCGGTTGACGTTCAAAACACCTGGCTTGAGATTCAGGTGAAGGGTTACGGCAAAGGGGAGGAGAGCTGGCTAATTTGGCATGAAAAAGTATATGGAAACCCGGCGCAGAAAGAGATATGGCTGCAGATCGACGCAATCCGCAAGACTGAGTTTAACCGCGAAAGTGGCGGCAGTATGACGGTTCGTCGAACTGCTGTTGACACAGGGGGATCGTTCACGCATGAGGCTTACGACTATTGCCGCGAAAGGGTTAATGACGGAGTTGTGGCAATCAAAGGGAGCAGCGATAAAAAATCACCGGCACTAGGTAAAGGCACAAAACAGGATGTAAACAAAAACGGTCGAGTCATAAAGAAAGGCGTAACGCTTTACATGGTTGGCGTTCACACGCTAAAGCGGACCGTGTACGCTCGGCTAGGCATTAAGCAGCCTGGGCCGGGGTTTATGCACTTTGGCCAAAATGCGACCACGTACGGCGATGAATACCTTAAAGGCCTTACGTGTGAGAGGCTAATTACTAAATTTGATTCAAAAGGATTTGCAATAGATGAATGGAAAAACCCATCGAAGGCTCGCAATGAGCCGCTTGATATGGAGGTCTACTGCTTGGCGATGCTGGAGCTAACCAAGCGGGGCTATGCGAAAAACACCATGTGGGACCAGCTGGAGGCGCAGCTCACAAGGCCAGCCGCAGCTCAGCGCCAGCAGCGGCCCACCGCGCCAACACAGCCAGGTGGTTTCGTTTCGACATGGTAGGCAGCACCCCTTAACATGAGGCCATGACAGTCCCCGCGACAATCCGCGCCGGTGACACGGTGACGTGGGTGGAGCCAGCTGCGCTTGACCTTGGCGGCGGCGTCGCCACCTCAGCGGCATGGGCGTTTACCACCTTCCTGCGCTTCAACACTGCCAGCGAAGGCGCCACGGTGACCGGCACGGCCCGAGCCGACGGCGGCTGGGACATGGCCATCAGCGCCACCACTTCTGCCGCTTTTGATGCCGGCGCCTGGAACTGGCAGAGCCGAATCACCAGCGGCGCCATGGTGATCACTGTGGGATCTGGCAGCGTTGAGGTGTTGGCAAGCCTGAGCTACGCCGGCAGCCCCGGCGCGTTTGATGGCCGCAGTCAGGCTCAAGTGGAGCTCGACGAGGTCCGCGTCGCGATCCGCAAGATCATCAACAAGGGGGCCAAAAGCATCACCATCGGCATCAGGCGATATGACGCCGCCGACCTGGGCCAGCTGATGCAGCGGGAATCACAGTTAAAGGCGATCGTGGCTCGCGAGAAAGCCGCCGAGAAGGTGGCCGCCGGCCTGGGTGATCCGCGCTCGCTGTTTGTGAGGTTTGGGCGATGAGCAAGCGCGGGGGCAAACGGCACAAGCAACGGGCCCAGAGCACGCCACGCGGCGGCCGCCGCGCCTACGAAGGCGCTCTGGTGTCGCGGCTGACGGCCGATTGGGTAACCGGCTCCACAAGCGCCGATGCCGAGATCGACGGCAGCCTGGTGCGACTGCGCAATCGCTCTCGGCAGTTACTCAGGGACAACGACTATGTGAAGGCGGCACGCCGGGCCATTGTCGTCAACGTAATCGGCCGTGGCGTCCGTATGCAGTCGCGGGTGCCGATGGTGCGCGGCGGCGGACGATTGGACAAGCCACTCAACGACCGGGTTGAAGCTTGGTGGCGCCGCTACTGCCGCAAGGAGTATATTGACGTCGCCGGCAAGTTGTCGTTTTTTCGCATTCTGCGGCAGACCATGGCCGCTGTTCCTGAATCAGGAGAAGTCTTTATTCGGCTGGTCCCAGAAGAATTTGGCAACAGCGGCACGCCGCTGGGTTTGGAGATTCTTGAGGCTGATCTTTGCGACGAGATGCACACCGTAGGCCCCGATGCCAGCGGCAATGAATGGCGCATGGGCGTGAAGGTCAACCGCTGGGGCAGGCCGATCGCCTACCGCTTCCGCACCCGCCATCCTGGCGATGTGTCAGGCGCCGTCGCATACAGAACCACTGATGTACCAGCTGAGGAGATCATTCACCTGTTCATCCCTGAGCGACCCGGCCAGACCAGAGGGGTCCCGTGGTTTGCCAGCAGCATCAAACGGATGCACCACGTCGCCGGCTTTGAGGAGGCCGAAGTAGTTGGCAAGCGCGCCAGATCCAGCCTTATGGGGTTTATTCAAAATAAAGAAGGCAAATTACAAGGCGAGGCCGTGCAGGATGGCGATCAGGTGACCAACTTTGAGCCTGGCGTGTTCAAGCACTTGGCAGAAGGCGAAGAGGTTGTGGTGCCTCAGCTGGGCAACGCCGACACTCAATACGAGGCTTTCCTGAGGCCCATGCTGCGCTCGCTGGCTGCCGGCTCGGGCGTGCCTTATCCCACAATCAGCGCGGATTACAGCCAGTCCAATTACAGCAGCAGCCGACTTGAGCGGCTGGAGGTGCTGGAGCTTTGGCGCAGCTTCCAGGACTGGATCATTGAAGACACGTGCCAGGTGGTGTTTGAGCGTGCGATGGCTGCTGCCGTTGGCGCCGGCACCCTGCAGCTTCCTGGCTACGACCTGGCGCCTGAGCGCTATGAGGCGGTGCGGTGGTTCCCGCGTGGCTGGGAGTTTGTGGATCCACAGAAAGAAGCAGACGCTAACGAGAAGCTGGTGCGCAGCGGGTTCAAGCTGCAAGCGCAGGTGGTCGCCGAGTCGTCAGGCGGCGGCGACCTTGAGGATCTGTTGGCGGCCCGCGCAGCCGAGGTGAACCGGGCTGAAGAGCTTGGCCTGCAGTTCACATCAAACCCCGCCGACGACCTGCAAGGCGGATCCCCTGACGCCAAGCCGGAGGCCGGCGACGAGCCGAAAGACCCCAGCGAACCAGACCCCGAAGACGACTCGGAGGCCACTGCAGCATGACCAGCGAAATCAGGCTTGCTATCATGAGCGAAGAAAGCGCCGCGCCAATGGAACAACGCGACACCAGCAGGCCCCTTTACCGCAATGCGGTGGTGGCAAACTGGCGCATTGCGGACGACGATCCTGACGTGGTTGAATTCAGCTTTTCTTCAGAAGAGCCAGTTGAGCGCTACTTCGGGATGGAAGTTCTCAGCCATGAGCCCGGCGCGATGAACATGGCTCGCCTCAATTCAGGGGCGGCGCCATGGCTCTGGAACCACAACCCTGATGTGGTTCTTGGCGGAGTTGAGAAGGCTTGGCAGGGCGGTGATGGGCGCGGCATGGTTCGCACCCGTTGGAGCCCAAACACCAAGGCGGAAGGCTCCGATGAGTGGAAGGTGCGGCAGAACTGGGAGGCGGGTATCACCCGCAACGTCAGTTTCATGTACTCCATCGATGCGCCGTTTGATCTCAAATCGCGTGAAGGCGTGGCGCTGGTCACAGCGTTTACGCCGATGGAGGTTTCGGCCGTTTCCATCCCAGCCGACGCCACCGTCGGACAAGGCCGAGCAATCGGCGGCAACGCGGCCCCGGCCGCAGACCCAACCCAACCCCCGAAACAACCCGTGGAAACCACCATCAATCTCGACGAGGTGCGGGCTCAGGCTGCGGCCGAGGAGCGCTCCCGCGTCGCATCCATCACCTCTCTCTGCCGTGAGCACGGGTCCGACGACCTGGCCCAAGGCCTGATCGAAAGCGGGGCTACCGAAGCCGACGCCATGCGTCAAATACTTGGTGCCATCGGCAAGCGCACGATTCAGCACGCCACTCCCAAGGCCCCCCCCCAGCCGATCGCTGGCGCTTCTGCCGACATTGGCTTGAGCGACAAAGAGGTCCGCGAATTTAGCTTCCTGAAGTGCATGCGGGCCCAGCTGTTCCCCAACGAACGCGCTTTCCAGGAAGAGGCCGCCTTTGAGCGCGAGGTTAGCAACACCGTTGCGCAGCGAATGAAACTCCAGCCCAAAGGCATGCTGATCGCGAACGATGTGCTTAGCCGGGGCCTGACTGCTGGCACCGCTTCCTCCGCCGGCGACTTGATTTTCAGCGATCCCCGCCCCGGGTCGTTCATCGAGCTGCTGCGTAAGCGCAACTTTCTGACTGGCCTTGGCGTGACCATCCTGT